GCATCAAAGCTATGAGCGCTGTTCATCTTGTAGGTTTTGACGGGCATTTCACCCACATTTGGAATCACTTCGTTTGTTCCAAGGCCACCAGCGGCGGTTTGGCTCCAAACAGAGAGATAATTGTAATCCGTTACATCAAAGAACGTGTCAACAGGAAGCATAGGAACAGTTCCCATATCATACTGCTGGTTGGTGTAGAAGTTAGCAATAATACTGGCTTGAGCCATTACTTCAGCGAGCACTGGGCCGACAAGAGCAGCAAAGGCTTCGCCAGCCTGAATGCGCGTGTCGAAATCCTTTGATGCCATGGCTTTCAGCAATTCCGACTGCTCTGGTGTTTTTTCGATTTTGAGTTTCATGTTTGTCTTTTTAGAGTAGTTTAGTTGTTACTGAATATTAGGCTCCAAATTTAACTTGGTAGAAAGCTCCAGAATATGCGTCGGCCACGTTAGCGCCGTTTGCACCGCGAGAACCAGTGCCAAGAACCATGCCGAAGCAAGCAGAGTCGCTCAATGCGCAACCCGTAACCTTACCAGAGTTAGCAGACAACTTAATGCCGCCATTCACAGAAAGGCTACCATCAACAGCAGACGATGTAACAGTGACAATGCCCTTTGTAAGAATCTTTGTGCTTTCGCCAGGAAGTGCAACCTGCATAGACTCAGCCTTTTCGCGGTAGTAAAGAAGCTTCTGGCCGTTCTCATCATACTTTGCAGTCTGAACAAGAGTAATACCAAGAGGCTTAATATCGCCAGAAGCAGCAGGACGAACCTTTAGAGTGATTTCTGGATAAGCGTTAAAGCCAACATAAGGATAGTCAGTTTTGCCGAGATAGCTGTTGCTTGTGAAAGTCACAGGATCAAGGTTGAGGTTGCCAGAAGCAACAGAGACGAAAACGCCAGCGTCACCAAGGCCAGCCCCAGTGATGTTTTCGTTAATGTAAGCATTAGCCAGCGCGAAATGAGAAAGCTCATCGTGTGGGCTGGTGAGACGGAAGGGTAGGAGCCGATTAGCCATGTTATTTTATGTGTGTGTTTTTGGGGAGTTTTACTTAGAGAAAGTGATTGACTTTTTGGGGTCGAAGGATTTTTTCCAACGATCAACAAGAGTTTCGCTCTTACTAATTTCTTGGTTATTATTGATTACACTTTCTTGAGACGCTTTTGCATTATCAAGAGCATTTTCAGTGGTTTTCTTTTCTTCGCCCGCTTTAATTTCGCCAGCTTTGGAAAGTTCGGCGAGCTTTGCGGCCACCTCCTCTTCAACTTTCTTTTTGGCTTCTTCCTTGGCTTTAGCAATAAACTCTTTGTTTTTGTGCTTCCAAAGTTTAGCAAATTCTTCTTGGAAAGCGGCAAAGGTTTCATCCTTTTCATCAAGGTCTTTCAGTTTAGCAGCAACGATTTTACGATCATCGTCGTCCATGTCATAAGACGCTTCCATTGCTTCCATGCGAGCGTTGTAAGCAATGAGACGCTTTGTGGCGCGAGAATTTTCTTCCATCTCATAGAGCTTGGTTTGAGCCTCGCTAAAACTCTTGTTCATTTTTTCAATCTGAGCATAGAGTTCAGTCATTTTTGCTTCAGCTTCGTCTTTCTGCTTTTGACTAGCATCGCGAGTCATTTTCCATTCTGCATCAAGCTGCTTGAGAGAATCTTTCAACTGCTTCGCAATGTTAGCATGAGATTCTTCTGTTTGTTTCGTTGCCAGAGATTCCACAGTGGCGAGAATTTTTTCGAGTGTTTCGACGGGTTCCATTGTTGTTCGTATTTAGGAGTGTGAAATTCTTTACACTTTTTATTTTTTATTTTTAAAAAGCTCCAAAAACTTGCTGTTTGCAGTTTCTTTTTTATCCGCGCCCTTTGTTAAAATTCCTTTGACAAAAGCTCCAGGGTTTGATACAATACCAAAACCAACAGGCAAAACGCTTGGCCCGAAAACTTGCCGATAAACAGGAGTGCCGTCTTTTAATTTTCCCGTGCCGCCGTATTTTCGGAGATGCTTTTTAAGTTCGTTCTTTTGTTTGGAATCAGTAACCTTTTCCGCCTCTTTCATTTTTCTTGAGCCAAGAAGAATGTGGAAATCGCTAAACATAATTTCCCAGCTTGTAGAAAGGCTTTTGAAATACGGGCTATCAGAATCCGAGTTAGCCTCTAAGAGTTTAACCAGTTCGGGATGAATTTTCTTGTAAATCACGCCACCAAAACTCATGTTGATTGGATCAACAGAATTAATAGCGTCAACTGTTGAGATGATTTCAGAAGTTTCCATGCTTGAAAACCCTGAAGTTAATATGTGGCCAACAATTTTTTTCTGGTTGTGCTCAATGTTAATTGGTTTATGAATCAGCAAGTCAATAATTTCGGCAGCAGTTTTACTATCAATGCCGTCGTCATTTTTATTAACAAGATTTGGATTTGCGCCGTTTGCAGCAATAGAAACCAAGTCAATGTTTCGCTCTAGATTAATTGGCAAGAGCGGCGACAAGTTTTCTAAATTGGCGCGAGAAGTCTCCGTGTCTTTCCATGAAGAAATAGAAAAATCTTCAGAAGCAAAAGAGGACTCGTACCAAAAAATGTTAGACATCTAAGATGTTTACACCCAGATTACTTTGCCGCTCTAAAATACAGTGCGGATGCAAAAATATCCATTCCAGTTTCCGCTGAGAGAGCCAAGATTTCAGAATCAATTTGCAACTTCATCATTTCTGACAAGTCTTCTAAACAAGAATCTGCCGCTTCAGTCCAGCCGCTTTCTTTTGACGCAACGATTTGAACAGTGAGTTCATGCGCCAAAGATTTTTGTTCGGCGCTCAAATTTTCTCCGAGTTTTTGGCAAATATAATTCTCAAGATTTTGGGCGGCGAAAGTAACTTCTCGAATATCTTCAATAGACGCTTTTGAAGATGTTGGCCTTCCAGCAGGTTTCCCGATTGGTTTGGCGGAGCTGTTTTGAGAAGCAGACTGAGCTTTATTAGGATCAAGTTTCGGAGCAGGGGCGGCAACAATAGGAACAGGAGAGAGCGGCATCCATTTACCCTTCTTTCTTTCACTAATATATTGTTCTTGGTCGGAGCCAATTTCTTCGGCGCTTGGAAATTCGCCACGCTGAAACACGTTCATTAGTTCTTGCGGGCTCAAAATACCAAGCTCAACAAGCCTGTTTGCAATTCTCATCAACTCAGTGTTATCCTGAAGAGAAATGTCGGTAAAGTGACACTCTGGATAAACCCTGAAGCCCATTTCTTTGGCGATTCTTTTTACTTCGGGCTGCAAAAAGTCATTAAGGAAACTCTGACGTGACTCACGAAGTTTTTCAAGAAACACATTGATTTTAGCCTGAGTGTTTCCGTATTTTTCTTCGCCAACAATGATATTTTGAAGACCTTCTCGAATATCTTGGTTGATAATTTGATATTTTTCGGGGCCAAGAACCTTTTTAAGGTCGGGAATAATGAATTCTGCTTTTGTAGTATAGTCAGTAATCAGAGTACGGCCAACAGTTCCATTTGAGAAAATCTGTTTAAGAGCCTCTCCAGTAGCTTGACTAATTCCGCCGCCGTGTTGATCTTTTTTCTCGCCATGAGTAACGTGAAGAATAGCCATCTCAACCGTTCGCATAATTGCAAGGTCGAGAGCTTTCATTTCTAGCTTAACATTAATATCACCAAGCACGCTGTATCCGAAAGGAATGGCAAAAGGCTCGTAAGGTTGCTTTTTAGCAAAAGAAACGTGCAATTTTTTAGGGTCGATTTTAATTTTGATTCCATTTTTTGTCCAAGTTTGTTTGCTAATTAAATCTTTTGCTTCTTGAGGAAGAGAGTCGAAAATTCTTTTGTCGTCGTCAGTAATTGGATTTTTTAAGCGGGCCAATTCATTCTGAGACAAAATTTGCTCATACATTCCGTCGTAAAAAACAGTTGTGCTGTTGCTTGCGATGTTGTATGGGTTAATAAGAATATACTTGATTGGAATTTGTTTCCCAGCTATTTTAGCGTCGTTGGCGTAAATAGTTCTCAATTTAATTAAGTCTTCAACCTGCCAATCAGCATCTAATCGGTAAAGAAAAACATTAGATGATCTAAAATACTCAAAAAAATAGTGGCGGCGCAAACTCCAAATGTCGATCCTCTTCAGCCACGCATCAAAAAAGTCGCGGCTTGCTTTGTTTCCGCCCTTTAAGTAAATTTCTGTGTTGGAAAATTCGCTCATCAAGTCGATGGCGTTTTTAAATGCCGACACGTTCGCGTAAGCCTTTTGACAAAGTTCAATAGCATCACGCATATCAACGCCACCGTCTCGATACTCAAACGGCAAGTGCATTTGACGAATCTGAGAATATCGGTCATTCGCGCTTTTAACAGCAGACCTATTCATTCTGCTTCCAGAGCCACTAGAACCAGAACTTCCGCGAGTAGAGGCTGTAGAAATTTCCAGCCCCGCAAAATTATCACCAAGAGACTCGGGAAGAAAACCTTGCGCGGCAAAAGTTGTTTCCTGACTTTGAACTGACTTTGGTTGGGACATTTTTGCCCAGTAATCCAAATTTTTCTTTTGATAATTTCGTCCCATATAGGATATATTACACAAAAGTCAAGAAATTCCGACTTTTAAAGTTAGAAAATCTGAGGAATCCAGCCTTGATACTCTTCTTCTTTTGGGCTCGCTCTCATATCTCTTAATATCTGCAAGCCCCAGTTTCCAAGAAGCATCGCACTATAACTGTCTCGGCGAGCCTTATTTTGACCCCGCTGCCTTTTTAAATTCAGGGGCAAATCAAAAGTTTGAGTTCCTTGCGGAGTTGTTGACACTTCAATAATTGCACACTGAACCTTAATCATATCAATATTGTCTTTAAGATTTTCAACAAAATCAACAGTCGTTGGTTTAATAGTTAGGTTGTCGCGCAAGAACTTTAATTCATCCACAGGAATTGGTAAACTTGTCTGATATTCAAAATCGTCGTCTGTGGCAGCGCCAGCAAACATGATTTTTTTATGATCAAAAGATGATTGAAGAAGTTCGTTTGACCTTCTAATGTAATCTGACATTGGTTTTACCTGTAAACAGATTCTATTGTCTGATTTGTTGTGAAGATTTCTTATCTGTTTTATAGAGTCGCCATATGCAGTCGGATCATGAGCGTCAACATCAATGGTTTTAATCTCTATCTTGCTCTGCTTAAAAATCTCACTCTCGTTTACTGCCGCCAAAAACTGAACGCCGCCATTGTAGTCCATGACGATTAATTCGGGGTCAAAACCCTTGTATAAGAAGTGAAAATATTTAATATGCTCCTTCATTGCCGTTCCAGGTAGAGCGTAAGAATGAACAACAACGCCAATTTCCGTTTCTGGAAAATACTTGATGACATGCATGACGAAATCATCGGAAGCATCGCTTTCGGACCATGAACTATCAATCGAAATTACAAATATGCCGCCTTTGTCGCCCATTGCCATTACAGATTGCCCCTCTCCATCTGGATAAGTACAAGCAACCATCTTTGACATTTTAAAATATCCCGAGCTATCATCGGTAAAGCGGCTCATAAATTCTCTCCCAAATTGAGCTTCTGACATTTCAGAGCGAGCTTTTGAAATAAGAGCTTGGTCGTATAAATCTTCTGGCAAACACTCGTATGAAATGTGAAAAATTCCATATCTAGCAGTAGAATTATCGCCTGTTAAAATAGCGTTTTCATACTGCTTATACATTGTATAAAGATACTCAAAAGAATAAGACGCAGAAGAAAGACCGATTAATTTGTTATTTCCAAATTGAGTTCTATCTTCCTCTTTAATCTTTCCTTGAGCAATAAGAGCATCTTCTGCATCTCTAATTTTTTTTCTGTCAGTAACATCAGTGTTTGTTGACAAGAACGGCATGATAACCTCATTGATTAGTTTGGATGGCAAAAGAAGAAGTTCATCAATAACCATTACCTTAAAACGATAGCCGCGCAGCTTCTCACCTGTGCCCGTTGGAAGAGCTATCAGTTTGCTTCTACCAATTTCAATCACCCATTCGTCATTTTTTAACGATACATTTGTAATGCACTGGTTTAAAAACTTTGCTTTTGGGTCGGTTCTTAACTCTAGGATTTTCTGCATCAAAAGACGAGACTGTCTAAAAGAGTTTGCGATAATTCCAATCTTAACGCCTTGAT